TGTAACACTATCCTTCGTGATCGTCAGACTGGACGTGTATACTCTATGAATGATGGTTGGGGAGAGGTGACTAATATTTTTATTCAGCAAATTCGTGATCGTAATGCTGGTGTGAATGTTCTTGGTTTCCGTATCATGGGTGGCAGCGGTCTATCTAATTTTGTTAGCACTTATGCTAGTCTTGCCCACTATGATCAAGTCCAGAAGCAGTGGAAGAAAGATAAGTCTGCCATTATTCCTTTCCCTAAAAGTTATACATCTCTCTATGCAATTAAAAACAGCGCAATTGATGAAGAAGTAGAATTTGATGTTGAGTCTGGTGCTAAAAAAGGAGACATCTCCAAAGCATTTAAGAAAATGTTGAATTCAAAATCTACAAATAAAAAGTTGCTTTCTTCATTTATTGAAAACATTGCTTGACTTCTTTCCCTCATTTCTCTATAATTAGAAATAAATAAAATTCAATTTATCTTCAATGTTTTTATGAGCTACAAAAACAAAACAGAAAATCCAATTTCTTATGCTTTGAGAATTCATTACAACGTAGGTAAATTGGAAATGAAAAAATTAAAAAGCAAATGTTACTCTGAAATTGAAAAATTAAAAACCAATAGAGGATCTCAAGAAATAATTTATAATATCATTGAATCACGTTATCCAGGATTTAGAGATAAATTTCCCTTGGAAAATTGGAAACAAAGAAAAAGAAATGAAGATGGTACTTATACCGATGTTTTTATTTCAAAAACTTATGAAGATTCTATGAATGTTTTTTGTAAATCAATCACTGAGCATGTTAACAAATATGGAAAAAAGTCAACTAATAAAGTTACATCGTGCTTGGAAGAACAATTGAACATTGAATATTCACATACCAACGTTGATAAAGTTAATGTAAACTGCAATGATTCTATTGAAACAATTATTGCTCTATCAGAAAAATTAAAATTTCGCTATATTGAAACTCCTGATGGTCTAAAAGCCCACTTGTAAAAATGTCCATTCACTCTCCGTGCTGGACCTAAACCCTTTATAATAACTACATCAACGCAAGACACCAATGCCTGCCAAGTCTGACCTGACCACTTCCCAACTCACCTCTTACCTGTCCGAGACCTATGGTAACGATATCAATGCTGATCACGTTCGTGCTGCATGTGATCACTTTGGCGTGACTTATCCTACTGCTACCAAACGCCTTCGCGATTTTTATGTTAAGCGTAGCACTTGGAACTTGACTATTGCTGAAAAGCTTGAGCAGACTTACCAAGCACCTGCTGCTTCTGTCATTGCTGTTACCGATCAGGAACATCAAAACCTTGTTCCTAGCAAGGATGACAATTATGTTCCGTTCGGGAACTTTACTGATGTAAAGAAGATTATCCAGTCTGGTATCTTCTACCCCACCTTCATCACTGGTCTATCAGGTAATGGTAAAACTTTCTCTGTAGAGCAAGCATGTGCTGCTCTAAATAGAGAGTTGATTCGCGTCAATATTACCATTGAGACTGACGAGGATGATCTTATTGGTGGGTTCCGTCTTGTTAATGGCGAAACTGTCTGGCATAATGGACCCGTCGTGGAAGCTCTTTCACGCGGAGCTGTGTTGCTTCTAGACGAGGTTGACCTGGCATCCAATAAGATCCTGTGTCTGCAATCTATCCTTGAGGGTAAGGGTATTTTCCTGAAGAAGATTGGTAAGTATGTACAACCTGCTGCTGGTTTTAATGTAATTGCTACTGCTAACACCAAAGGCAAAGGTTCCGATGATGGTCGCTTTATTGGCACCAATGTTCTCAACGAAGCATTCCTTGAGCGTTTTGCCCTGACTTTTGAACAGGAGTATCCTACTCCTGCAATTGAGAGCAAAATCCTGAAGAAGGTTGCTACTTCTCTTGCTGTTGACGATCATGACTTCTGCGAAAACCTTGCCAACTGGGCAGATATTATTCGTAAAACTTTTAAAGATGGGGGTATTGATGAAGTAATTTCTACTCGTCGCCTTGTTCATATTATGCGAGCATTTGCTATCTGGGGTGATCGCATGAAGGCAATCAAAGTTTGTGTCAATCGTTTTGATGATGAGACCAAGCAGTCTTTCATTGAACTCTATGATAAAATTGATGCTGACGTTTATCAAGAAACTAAAAATGAATCAGACTCGTGAATACGTTGATAGTCTTGCCGTTCTTAATAATGGCAAGACTGTCAAGATCTTGGATTTCAACAATTTCAAATTTTATGTAAAAGATCTTGACGGCAATGTTCAAGAATGTTACTATGATAATATTAAATTTATATGGAACAAGTGATGGCAAACAAATATAATGAAGATGTTCTATTAACAGAACTACGTGATTACATTTCTGGAACCTATGGACAACACTACTCTGCTGGTAACGACAGCATTCAAACGTTAGATTTGATTGAAGCATGTGGTGACGCTGAGGCATTTTGCCGAAGCAATATTCTAAAGTATGCTTCTCGCTATGACAAGAAAGGATCTGCCCGTCGTGATATCATTAAGATCCTTCACTACGGTCTCCTCTTGCTTCACTTTAATGACAAAAACGCTACCCGTGAAACCTATCCTCAATGAGTAAAGTTATCCTATCTAAAAAGACCCTTGATGTCCTCAAAAATTTTTCCACCATCAATTCCTCTATTGTCTTCCGTAAAGGATCCACAGTTAGAACTATTTCTAATGCAGAGAACATTCTTGCAAAGTTTACTGGCGAAGAAGTATTCCCAACTGACTTCGCTATCTATGATCTTAGTCAGTTCCTTTCTGGGATCTCTCTGTTTAGCAACCCTCAGCTTGAGTTTGACAACGAAAATTTTGTCAACATTCGTGGCGGTCGTCAGTCTGCTCGCTATTACTTTTCTGATCCAGAAATTACGCTCAAGTCTGCCCCAGAAAAAAATGTAAAGTTTCCTGGTGCTGATTTGCAGTTTAATCTTTCTGGTGAAGATCTAATTCAACTTCAAAAAGCATCTGCTGTTTACAGTCTTCCAGATCTTTCATTTGAATCTGTAGAAGGAGAGAATGTAATTAAACTCGTCCTTAGTGACAAAGAGAATGATACCAGCAATACTTACGAGCAATCCATTTCTGGTTGTAGTACTGGGAATTATTCACTTGATCTTAAGATTGAGAATATTCGTGTTCTTCCTGGTGATTATAGTGTTAAGGTTTCTAAGCACCTTATTTCTGAATGGACAAATACAAATCTTGACTTGACTTACTATATTGCATTAGAGCCAATTAAATGAAACACATTCTTTTTACGCTAAAAGAAGCAAACACTCATCTTTTAGATGATGAAAAGTTTGTAAGAGATATTGTTTATGCTACAGCAGATAAGTGCAACTCAACTTTGCTTGCGTTGCACTCACAAAAGTTTAATCCTCAAGGTGTAACTTGTGTCGCTATGCTTGCTGAAAGTCATATTAGCATTCATACTTGGCCAGAGAAGCGTATGGCAGTTTGTGATATCTTTACTTGTGGAGAACATACTAAACCCAAGAAGGGTGTAGAATATATGAAACTGATGTTTGATGCCAAGGACATCATTTGTAAATCTTTTAAGCGACCTTTAGAATGAGCAAAGAATTTCTGTGGGTGGAGAAATACCGCCCAAGCATTGTTGAAGACTGCATCCTCCCTGTGAGCACCAAAGAAGTGTTCCAGGGTTTTGTTGACCAAGGGGAGCTGCCTAACCTGCTACTGACTGGCACTGCAGGCGTTGGTAAGACCACTATTGCCAAGGCGATGTGTGAGGAGATCGGTGCGTCCTACATCGTCATCAACGGGTCCGACGAGGGGCGCTTCCTAGACACTGTGCGTAATCGCATCCGTCAGTTCGCTAGCACTGTCTCCCTGACCTCTGGAGCGTCCCACAAGGTCGTTATCATTGATGAGGCAGACAACACCACCAACGACGTGCAGCTGTCCCTCAGAACTGCCGTAGAGGAGTTTCACGGCAACTGCCGTTTCATCTTTACTTGCAACTTCATTAACAAGATCATTGAACCATTGCATTCGCGATGCACGGTTATTGATTTTCGTATTAAACCAGAGCAAGCAGTTAAGTTACAAGGAGAGTTTTTTACTCGCCTCAAATCTATTCTTACTCACGAGAATATTGATTATGAAGACAAAGTTCTCGCTAAGCTTGTTAAGCGTTATTATCCTGATTGGCGCCGTCTTATCAATGAGTGTCAACGCTATGCTGCCACTGGTAACATATCTTCTGCCATACTTGTTGATGTGGCTGATGTTAATCTTGATTCTCTCTTATCTTCTCTCAAGAAAAAAGAATTCACGACAGTAAAGAACTGGGTAGTTCAGCATTTGGACAATGATCCCAGCATGGTGATGCGTAAGATCTATGATAATCTGTATGGTGTTCTAAAACCTTCTTCTATTCCTGAAGCAGTTCTTATCATCGCTAAGTATATGCGTGACATTGCTATTGTTCCTGATCAGGAAGTAAATATGCTTGCTTGCTTGACAGAGATCATGATTAGTTGTGAATTTAAATGACCCTACTAAAATTCATTGAGAAAGAACCTAAATTTATTATGATGGAGGAGATGCTTGAACGCCTTGAAAAAGAACCTGAAAGACAATACAAGTGGATATGTAAAAACAACGCCAGAGAATGTAAAAGAAGCACATGAAGCATTGTTTCGTGCTACAATGAATCTACCTGCTGCTGCTGCTCATTGTGGCATGACGCAAAAAGAGATGAAAATGACCTTTCGTGAATACCTTAAATACCATGCCTCAGACTTTGAAGTCTCTTAAGACACCAATTCGTTACCCAGGTGGTAAGTCCAGAGCACTCAGTAAACTCTTCCAATATATTCCTGACCTCAAGGACTACACTGAGTATCGTGAACCCTTCTTGGGTGGTGGTAGCGTAGCACTTGAAGTGTCTAAGCGTTATCCTCATTTGAATATCTGGGTCAACGATCTTTACGAACCACTCTATAACTTCTGGCGAGAACTACAGGACCATGGACAAGCACTTAGAGATGAACTTGTCCAACTCAAACAAAGACATATTGATCAAGCATCTGCCAGAACTTTGTTTGATAGTGCAAAAGAATATCTTGGAAGACCTTTGGAAGAAACTAAAAACTTTCATCGTGCCGTTTCCTTCTATATTGTTAATAAGTGTTCTTTCTCGGGACTCAGTGAATCAAGTTCCTTCTCTCCCCAAGCAAGTGACAGCAACTTCTCTTTTGCAGGAATTGACCGACTGCCAGAGTATCAAAAACTGATTGCTAACTGGACTATTACAAATAAGTCATACGAATACTTGTTGACTGATTGTAAAGATGTTTTCACGTATCTAGATCCTCCTTATGAGATTGGAAGCAATCTTTATGGTAAGCGTGGCAATATGCATAAAAGTTTCAACCATGACTTTTTTGCTACCAAGTGTGATCGCTTTATTGGTCCTCAGTTGATCAGTTACAATTCGTCGCAACTGATCCGTGATCGTTTCAACGGGTGGACAGTTGGAGAATTTGCACATACATACACCATGCGCTCTGTGGGGAGTTATAATACAGATCAAGCGAGCCGCAAGGAACTCGTTCTCACCAACTACGCAACGGTATTAGCAAATGAAGTGTGAAGTTACTCTCTATGTTTCTGGCAAGGTCTTCAAAGAGGAAGTCTATGCTCGTGACTATCAGGATGCTCGTGAGGTCGCTCTTGCTCGCAACCCCAATGCCAAAATTGTAAGTGTCACTGCGAAGTTCTAATGTGGAGAATCTGGGCGAAAGCATTAGGGGAGAAGCATGGACGAACAGATAGAGAAGCAGATATTATTGCTGGCATACGCACCCTTATTTTTATTTCTTACTTGGTTACCAACTTTTTTATTATTAGTGGAGTGATTAGACACTGGAATGACGTACCAACTAAAAGACTACCTTTACTCAATCAACCAATCCAAGAAAAGCATCCTTGATGATGACTTCAATGCTGAGCAAGGTTATCCTCCTTACATTATTAACCGATGCCTTTCTTCTTTTATTGATACTATTTTGTTTGCAAATGAGGTGAATAAAAATTCTCATTTGCCAAAAAAACTTCAATACGATTTTTTACTAAATAGTGTGAAACCAAGAAAGAGATTTTCTGCTTGGGCACGTAAAGATTCTATTGATTATCTTGAAGTAGTAAAAGAGTATTATGGTTATAATGACGATAAAGCACTCCAAGCTCTAAGGGTTCTCACTAAGGATCAGCTAGATCATATTAAAAAAGCATTGAATAAGGGTGGAAAAAATGAGCGAGGAAACAGAAATCCAGTGGAAACAATCTGATATGATTGAAGTGGTTCTTGGCGAACCAGATGATTTTCTTAAAGTGAGAGAAACACTTACTCGTATTGGTGTTGCATCTCGTAAAGAAAAAAAGATCTATCAGTCTTGTCATATTTTACATAAACAAGGTAAGTATTATATTGTACACTTTAAAGAGTTGTTTGCACTTGATGGTAAAAATACTAACTTGTCATTAAATGATATTCAACGTCGCAATCGTATTGTAAAACTTCTTAGTGATTGGGGTTTAATCTCAGTAGTTTATGAAGATAAAATTTCTGATCTTGCTCCTTTGAATCAAATTAAAGTTTTGGCTTTTAAAGAAAAGCAAGAATGGACACTAGAAAGTAAGTACAATATTGGTAGAAAAAAAGTTGAAGTATAGAAATCCGTAATTTTTTATACGGGTTTCTCTCTTTAAAATTTTGACGTTTATCTTTAAATATTAGTGTGATGCCAAATGGGTCACATGTAAACGTCGCTTGCTTAAGGACATGACTAATCTTACCTGGGAACACTATACCCCTTATTCAATTGGATTTAATGAAACATTCAACAGACTTGAAGCTCTTGCGGGAAGTGGATCAAGTTACCCACCTTACAATGTTGTGGATGGAGATGATGGTAGAACCTTATTGGAGGTCGCTCTTGCAGGATTTTCAGGAGGAGATATTGAAGTCACAACAGAACGAAATGTTTTGACTGTATCTGCTCGTAAAGCACCTCCAGATAAAGAAAGAAAATATTCTCATAGAGGAATATCTTATAGAACTTTTTCTCGCAACTGGCAAATGGCAGATGATGTAGAAGTTGAAGAAGTTAAATTTGTTGATGGTCTTCTAATAATTACTCTTGTGAAAAACTTGCCAGAAAAACAAAAGAAAAAAGTTTGGTTCTAAATAAAAAGTGAG